CTGAAAGTCAGACACTTACCAGTTTGCCGGCTTGCCATTAGTATACTTCTTGGATTTTTTGTATAAAGGTCAATAATATCTTTTTGATAATCACGAAGAGTCATAGGACCAATTGATCCATCTTCTCTTTTTATTTGACAATAATGTTCAGCAAAATATTGAACATTTATTTTACATTTTATATATTCTTCAAATTCAAGTTCGGTCATAGCAAATGTTAAATTTGCTTTACGAATTCCTCTCATATTAGAGAACCAAAGTTTTTCGAATCTAGTTAAACGTTTACCTAAATTTTCTCTTGTTGTTATATCGTTAACAAGTTCAGTTGTTAATATAAAATCTTCGTTTTTTTGTTCAGCCATAATTCATAATTTTTTTTATTCATAAATAAATTCTATATTATATCCTTTTATAATAAAATCTAGTCGTAAAATATCTTGTAGAGTACCTTCATATAGATACAGATCGAAAGTATATCCTAATACTAATAATTCTGGTATATATGTTTGTATTTGTTCACCTATTATATTTTTCAGTGTACCTGTTGTAACGTTTGTTTGCCATAGGTAATATTCTAAATTTGATCCCATATCTTCATCTCCTAATACATCTCCTTTTTTAGTATATAGAATCATTTCTAATTTTTGAACTATAACTTCAACATCGTCGTCTTCTATAATTTTACCTGGAACGTATTTTGGATGACCAGGATATCTTATGACAAAATCTTTTACATCATTTAGAGCCATTTTTAAACCTTATTTTTATTATATATATAAAAAAATATATATTACAAATGGAAGAATCAAATTTCATATCTATAATAGATTATATAGGAAAAATAAATAATGGTGTGGCTGTATTATTATCAATGAAAGTTGTTGATAAAATATATGAATTTGGCTATTGGTTTGATAAAGAAGATGAATATTTATTATCTTGTGATGATAAATTTTTAATAGATTATAATCTTAATAATATATATGAATATAAAAATTATAAAAAATTAGCTTATTATATACACAATTTTGTATTGGATAATAAAGAAGAAATATTTAATGAATTTTTATCTGATTAATTATAAATTAAATTTTAATGTATCTTTTATTGTTTCAAATTCTAATATTTCTTCTTTTGTTAAATTTCTTGTTATATCATTTTCATCAATATACATTCCAAGTGAAGATGAATGATATCCGTCTTCATCAAAAAAATTTATCATATAATCCCATTCACCTTTTGATATATACTTATTAATCTTATATATTTGGCAAAAATTATTAATATCAGGGTATCCAACGACATAAACATAATCGCCAACATCATACATTAGTGTCTTTTTTTCAAATGTTTTTATATATTTCATAATAATTATCTATATGTGACTCCTTTCCATATTATGTTAACAGTACTAAATCCTGACGTTGCGGTAGGATCTTCTCCAAAATATATACCATTTCTATTTATCCAACCGCCTCTTAATACTACTAATTCGTTATTTCCTATAATAATATCACCTAGAATTGGATCTAATCCAATTACTTTTGATGCATCATATTGTGCTGTGCTATTATATGAAACAACTGTACTACTTCCAACAGATGCTGATGAATTTGAATTACCAACTATTGAACTAGAATAATTTGGTGTTGTGGGTGTATTACTACTGTTTGAACTTGTTGAATTTACATTATTTGTTGCTGTAGTTATATTTTGATATGCATTTGTAGACACATTTACAGAATTTGAATTTGATGTATATGTTGATTGTAATACACTTGTATTGGTTGATGATAATATAGATCCAGTTCTAATATAATCCTCATTATCTTTACTTATAAATTCTAAGTTTAAAGAATCTATACCATCTATATCTTTTAATTCTGTAATCAAATTTGCTTTTACAATTTTATCATATCTACTATATGATGCAAAATATGTTGATATTGTATCAAGAACTTGCTCTCTTATATTATCTTCTGATGTATCATCATATCTTATAATAAAAATATTCACTATATATTTTTTTATTATTGGATTTATAATATTAATTATAGAAGATATACTAAGTATTCCCTCCATTTTAAGATAGCTTATTATTCTATTTTTTTGATCTTGATCAAGATAAAAATAATCAAATGGAATATTAAAATAGTTAATATTTGAAGAAAAGTAATCTGTTATTCTTGGTATTAAATATAAATACATTTGGTTTATATTAATATCATCTACTGTATTTGAATTTAGATCAATTTTAATTGTATCTAATGTATTATAAGCATTTACTTTTGAAAACATATTTAATTTCATTAGATGATATATAAATTGATCAGGAGTAGCAAGAACAAAATTTCTTGATACATAAGGAATTATTGATCTTGTATATTCTATACTTTCACCATCACTTGCAAAAATTATATCTGTTTCTATATAAATATCAAACAAATTTCCAGCCTGTATAACATTACCATCACTATCATATATATCATCAATAAAAGTAAAATCATTAATATTATTGTTTAATATATTACCAGATAATCCATTTGTAGTTAAATATTTAACATCTATAACAGAGCCAATATCAGGAATACATCCATTATTTCCATTACCGAAATAAATATCTATTCCACCATTAAATCCAGTTCTTGTATAACAAGCATATTCATCTTGTAGCATATCATATAAATGATCTCTTATTTGTAAAGTTATTCCATTTAGTGATATTTGAAAATCAAAATTATCAATTGTTGAATTATTACTAACAACGACTTGAAACGATTGAGATAATGTACCATCTCCTGTGAATGTTTGGGTTTCATATTTTCCTTGAACCACATTAATAAAAAATTGGCATCCAGTTTTAAGAGTATAATAATTTCTATATGTTCCTGTTTTAATCGAATAATAAAGGCTGTTGGTATTATTTTTTAATTGAGTTTCATTATAAATTATAACTATTCCGCCTGATACCTGACTAACATCGACTCCTTGTTTAAGTTTAAATTTTAGAGTTCCTTTAGCTGATATTGCTCTTGATGGATTACAACCTGATATTCTTGCGATATTTCTAATAGTTCTAATAGTAACAGCTTGATCTATATCTAATTGTCTAACTGCATTTTTTACATATAGTATATTTTGAATAAATATCTCTTTAACCATAGTTAAAATTTGTCCGTATGGCGATGCAGAATTATAAAGAATGCTAGATTTTTTATAAGTTGCACTTATCCAATTATTTAACTGATTTGTTAAATTTGCATAATTCAATTCTATGCTATTGAATATTCTATTAAGTTTTGAAATTCTTGCCACTCTTTTTATATTTTTTTTTAATTATTTAATATATTTTTTTAAATTTTCTCCAATTGTTTCGACTAAATTTTTAAGATTATCTTCTTTATCTTCATATATTTTTTTAAATATTTCAAATTTAAAATTATATTCATCATCTACATTTTTTGTGATAGTTAAATCTACAATTTGATTATTACTTAATGATATTTCAAAATTAAAATATATAGATTTACAAGGCATTATAGATATTTTTTTATTATCAACATTAGTTACTGATATCTTAGAAATTTCATTATTATCAAACCACTTATTAATTAATGTCGCAGGTGATTTAATAAATTGTGATAAAATTTTAATATTTTCTCCAAATTTATTTTCTTTAAATATATTTTTTATTTTATTTTCAAAATCTTCTAAATCTGAAAATTCAATTCTAACATATTCACAATTAATATCATATAAATAAGTAAAATAATTTTTAGTTATTTTTGATTTTATATTATCAGTTGTAAATATTATTTTTGTATAAATGATATTAATATCATCATATAAAATTTTATTTATTGATATTACTAATCTTAATTCTTCTGAATTTAAAATTTTCTCATAAATTGTATCTACCGATAATACTTTTGTAGTATCAAATACGTTTTTTATTTTATTAACTAAATCTTCTATTGATATATTCATATGTTAAATTATTTTATATGTTATGTTATATCTATCTGCAAATGTAGAAGTATTCGTTCCATCTACTCTAAGTATAGTAACTTGTAATCCTCTATAATAACTAACTCTTGGCTGTCCTATGGATATATATCCGCATACAGAAGATTGTAATAAGCTTATTGTTATATTTATACCAACTTTATTCATTATTGTATATGCGCCACTATAATCTATTACATTACCAAATGTGTCTTTAAAATATAGATTTTGTACATATATAGTATTACCAGATTTAAACATATCTTCTGTTAATATTAATTCTACATATTCTCCTTCAACACATAATGTATTTCCTGTATATACATCAGTACAATTAACATATATATTTTCATTTAAATAAAAACTATCATCAAATACAGATTTTTCTGGTGTTAAATTTACATATTTTCCAGTTACTATATCTTTTGGTAAATCTGTATAAAAAATATTTATTTCTGATGATGTGTCATTATAATTAAACATCATATTAAAATATAATTTTTGAATATATTGAGCATATTTAGGCTCAATTAAAATATCCAATTTTTGTTTATTTTTAAGATCTTGATCTAACATAATAATAGCATTACCTCCTTTTGTGGATATATTATCATTTATAATATTTAATAACATATTACTAGTAAATGATGCTGAAATTGGATAAGATGCTCCTGTATTTGATAAGTTATAATTATAAACTTCTGATATACTAATATTTTCTATTTCATCATATTCAACAGTTATAACATTCATTTTTAATTTAGGATATATTCCAGAATAATCAACTGATATCGCAGTTGAATCAGAATCAACAAATTGATTAGTTGAATATAATGTTAAAAGATTTTGCATGTTAGACATTTGACTTTTTAAAGCATCTATATCTGTTTGTGAATAAATTAAACTTTTTATTTCTTGTATATCCAAATTCATTCTAACAAATTGATTTATAATATTAATAAAGTTTTCATTTACTTGATAAAATCGTTTCATCATTTCATTATACATATCAAATCCAAACATATTATAAATAGTTGTTGGATCATAAGTTAGCGGTTCAACATCATTATCTATATTGTAATTAATATTCAAATTAAACATATAAGATAATCCATCTTGAACTCCATTTGTAACTAATTTATTGTATGGTGTTATTTGTGTTGCGAAATTATCATCATCATTATCAGGATTATTTAAAAATTCAATACCATATAAATTAACATACGAGTTAATATTATTATTATTATCTTTTTCAACTAATTCATAATACCATAATATTGCATTAAATTCAAAATCTTTAGGTGCTTGTCCTTGAATTGATAATGAACTAAATTCATCAAAATTTTTACACTCCAATCCAGCGATATTCATTTTATAATAATGAGTTCTATCTACATCAAGAAAAACTCCATCAATATCATTAGAATTAAAATCTGTTAATTTTTCAATATAATCATCAGCATTTAATCCTGTATTATTAGTTAAATTTATACCATAATAATCACCTTGATATCTCATATTATCTCCATCTGAGCATATATATGTATTATCGGCAGTATCAAATTGTCCATAAAATGATCCAGGATAATCTTGAGGATTTGTTCTTATTATTGAATTTAAACTTTCAGCTCCAATAATTTCAGTCTGAATTTCATCTGATAGTATTGGTATTTCCAAATTAGGATAATAATTTGTATTACTTCTTATTCCAAATAAAATAGTAGGAGTCTCTCCTCCTTGATTTGGAATATATGCAGTTACTTCTTGACCAACTCTTGATGCAGTTTGTATATTAGTTATTTGATTAATTTCACCTACATATTCAATTAATTTATGATAATCTAAATCGAATACAGATCCTATAAGTGAAGTTTCACTTTGACCTTGAAAATTTGTATCTATCCATATATAAGTATTACCACTTGAAAATTCTATATATGCTATTTTATAAGAATAACCAAACGTTATTGCAGGTAAATTAGATATATCAGCAGAAATATTACTATTTAAAATAACTTTATCTCCAACTTTAAATTTTGCGGTTTGACCTGATATTGTGAATTTTGGAGTATGATATCCATCACTACCTTGATAATCATCTGTACTTTCTTCTACCCAAGTAGTGCTATAATCAATAATTTCTCTTTCTTTCCATAAATATTCACGAAAATAATCTGTATTATTAATAGTTGAATTATTAGTATTATCAAAATCAGTTAAATTTTTATCCCAATCGACTTTATGTACCGCTGGCTCAAAATCTATCATATTTAATTTTCTGACCCATTTCCAGAAAATTTCTTCAGTTGGTGTATATCTTTCAGCAATATTATAAAAATCAGTATTTGTATTTATTCTACTTTCATGTAAAACTGTATCATAATTCGCAACATAATTTCTCAAAGATTCAACTAATTGATCTGATAATAATGTAGGTTTTGATGTGTTTGGATCATCACAATAAAAAGGTGCATCACCTGAATTTGATTTTGGTATAAATTCCATAACACCATCATTCATACTATTATTTGATAATGTTTGCTTAGGAATATTTAATAATGCAAATTTTGTAAAATTTAAATTGTAATAATCATTATAATTTGCTAAATTTATATCTGAAGATGCAGAAGGAAATGCATAAAATGAAGTACCACGTGATTTAAGACTCTTATATAATGGAGTTGACATATTTTTTATTTTATTTTTATATATTAAATTTTAATATATCTGATAATTCATTATTTAATTTTTCTGAAATATCTTCATCATATTTAATTCTAATTAATTTAATATTATTATTAGAACAAAAATTCGTTTTTATATTATCATTTATTTTTGTATTTTTTAATTTTTTATCTCCACCAAAATAATCAATAGATTCATAATGTTGAATTCCGTCATATTCTATACATATTTTGTGTGTAGGTAGATAAAAATCAAATGATAATTTTAATTTATTGATACATTTTTCGAATTTTTCTTGTCTTCTAAAAAATATATTATTTTTTATTAAATATTTAAAAATTATATTTTCTCCTTTACTCTCTTTACAATATGGACATCCTCTTTTATTACAATTTATATGATCATTAGGTGTCAATTGAAATATACCATGTTTTGAACAAATTATTTTTACTTTATTAAAAACTCCAATATAATCAACTAATGAATAATCATATTTATTTTCATGTAGTTTTTTAGCTTTTTTTATAAAAAATTCTGTATTTGATTTTTTTTTATCATCAGCGCATTTTTTACAACCATTACCTCTAATGTGATATACTGGTTCTTGTTCGAATTCACCATGTACTGGACATATTATTTTAACTTCATTATATTTACTTACATAATCAACTAATGAATAATCATATTTATTGTTATGTTTTATTTTAGATTTTTGTATAAAATTTTCTTGTTTATTGCACAAAGTACAACCAAAATCTAAATGTGCTTGAGGAAATTGTTCAAATTCGCCATGTATTGGACATATTATTTTAACTTTAGTGTATGAGTTTGTATAATTAGTTAAACTATAATCATATTTATAATTGTGAATTTTTTTAGAGTTTTTTATAAAATCATTTTTTGTTATTCCGCATAATTGGCATCCACATCCTTCTAAATGAACATAAGGTAATTGTTCAAATTTACCATGAATTGGACATATTATTTTAACTTCATTATGAGATCCTTTATAGTCAACTAATGAATAATCATATTTATTTCCATGTATATCTTCGGATTTTTTAATAAATTTTTTAGTTGTTAATTTTAATGTACCTCCGCATATTTGACAACCATGTTTTTCATTTATGTGTTTATCAGGTTTCTGTTTAAATTCTCCGTGCTCAGGACAAATAATTTTAACATCAGTTCTATTATTTTTATAATCAACTAATGAATAATCATATTTATAATTGTGCACAATATTTGATTTTTCAATAAATTCTTGTGTTGTCAACTTTTTCATATTATTATATATAAAAAAATCATCTTCATAAAAATAAAAAAAGAGTAATAATTTAAATTATCACTCTTTTTTACTAATTTTCTTGATACCACATCCTTTTAGTTAATATCATTCTAATTATATTTATATCAATTTCATAATCATCACTAATTTCTTTTAAATTTAAATAATTTTTATTTTCATATTTTAATTTGTCAATTTCTAACTCATTTTTTTCTAATAATTCTTCATATTTTTTAAACATCAACTTCAATTTTTTAGTATCAGTTTTTTCGTATTTTTCAATTGTTTTCATATTCAGAAATTTGTTTTAATTTATTTAATTTTTTTATTCTATCATATTTAAGTTTATTGTTAATTTGATCTAATTCATATTCTACTCGTGCTGCTGTAATATTTATATGATTCACCATATTATCTGAAATATATTTTACATAATCATCAGAATAATGAGGTTCTTCTAAATATTCTATAAAACCTTTAGAAGGATCATCATCTATATAAACAGAATTTATTAGATTATCTTTTATATATTCTTCATATGTCATAATTTATAAACTGTTTATTTTTAATAATCTGCATTGCTATAATGGGCAACCAAGTATTCTGGAACTATTTTCAATTTTTTAAATTTTAATCCCATACTTACTAATTTAAAAATAAATAACCAGTCGTGACCATAACCTTCTGACCAACAGTTATTTAACTCTTTTAAATTTTTATGACTTATTGAACTTGTTCCAATACTAGCCCAACGAGGCTCAACAATTCTCATTTGTAATTTTTTAAATGTACTATCGAGTACTAGATAATCATTATAAAAAACAAAATCATAGTTATCTAAATCAAATTGTTCCACTATTTTTTGAATATGATTAGGTCCTAAAATATCATCTGAATCTAAATATGATATTATATCTCCATCTGCAAGTTGGAATGCGATATTTCTCATTTCACCTGAATATAATTGCTGTTTAGGAATTTGTATTAATTTTATATTTATATCAGAAGAAAAATACTTATTATATAGGTCAATAGTCAATTGACAGCCGTCAGATACTATAATCAATTCTATATTTTTATAAGTTTGTTTTTTAAAACTATTTACAGCACGTATAAATTTTTTATCTCTATTATAAGCTCCACCTGGATATGCAGATAAATATGATGCCATAATAACACTAACTTTAGGATTAGTCATAAATTAAATTATTTTTATTTAATATATTAAAAAATAATCAAATAGTTTATATTTTATTTTTATTAACATAATCCTGTTCCAATTATTAATCCAGTATTATCTAAATGTATCCAAATTTTAGGTACTAATCCACTTAATTCTAATGATAAATATCCATCATTTGTACTATCAGAGTGTCCTGTTATTGGAGTTGTTAATGTAAAATCATCATATAATATGGTTGTATTTATTATTATTGATGACGCAGTAGTATAATAAAATCTACCTATTGAAAATGAAGTACAAGCTAATGTAGAATTAGATGCAAATCCACTAGCTGATCCACCATAATAATAATATGGAGTAGAAGTCGTTGTAGTTGTAGTTGTCGGAGCAATAGTAGTAGTTGTAGTTGTCGGAGCAATAGTAGTAGTTGTAGTTGTCGGAGCAATAGTAGTAGTTGTAGTTGTCGGAGCAATAGTAGTAGTTGTAGTTGTCGGAGCAATAGTAGTTGTAGTATTAGAAATACAATTAACCCATGAGTAATTATTGCTACCTATTTGCATACACATTTCTAAATAAGAATTATTTTGATTAGTTCTATATCTAAATGTACCAGTTATTCCTGAATTACATTCATCACAATAATTTAATATTTTAACCTCATGTGTTAAGCCTGATGATGAATACATTCCTGATGTACCATCTTGTCCACTTATACCAATAACTCCATCAATACCTGTTGTACCATTTGTGCCACTTGAACTAGATTCAGTAAATCCAGAAAATATATAATCATTTATTTGATATAAATTTATTTTCTTACTAACCGTGCCATATGTTATATGATCAACAGGCAAAATAAGATTATTATTTAAATAATTTTCTTTTTCAAAATTTCGAATTCTTATAATATTTGGCATTAATTCAATTTAATTTTTATTAATTGTGTAACTATTAAACTTCTTCACAACCTATTACATAACTAAATGTTAGTAAACTATTAGGTATAACAGAATAACAGCATACTGTTATTGTACCTCCTTGTTTTTCTAATAATATACTTTGATCTTCATGATTATAATTTATCCAATGTGCGTAAGTATTACTTTGACTATTATTTATAATTGTATATTGAAACATAGCTGCTGTTGTACTTGTTGTTGTAGTAGTTACTAATGTATTATCGTATGCATAAGTATTTGAATATCTATTATTTGTATAATCATAAATTTTAAATACTAATGGTACTCTTGGATAATTTGTAGCACTACCGAAATTCACTGGACTATATCCTCCTGTTTGATTTGATACTGGTGTAAATGTTAAACCTCCATCTGTTGAATATTGATTACCTAATACTGTAATTGGTAAAGAACCTGGATTAAAAGTGAACCATAAATTTCCTGATATTAAATTAATAGCATTCAACACTAATAAATTAGATGATGATGTAGTTGTAGTTGTAGTAGTTGGTAAAGATGTAGTTGTAGTTGTAGTTGATGACGCCGTAGTTGTAGTAGTTGTAGTTATAGGCGCAATTGTTGTAGTCCACGTATTTGATACTATTGGAACCCAAACATAATTAGTAGAACCAGACTGCATACACATTTCTAAATATGAATTATATATATCTGTTCTGTATCTAAATGTACCTGTCGTACCAGAATTACAATCCGAACAATAACCAACTACCATTATATTATTAACATTATTACATGTTACTTGATTTAAATATACTTTATCATTATTATTTGGTGATAATAATGTATATAAATTACCTAAATTAACTAAATTGTCATTTAAATACCATTCATATGAATAATCTGTAAATCCTGTCATACCAGTAACAAAAAAAGTTACGCCTGTAGTTCCTGTAGTTATATAACAAATTCCGCTATTTTCTGATGTTGGTATTGATATTGGTAAACTTTCAATTTTAGGTATGCTTGTTATAGTTAAAGCTGTTGGTGCTACGTAAGTAGTTGATATCACAATGATATTAGATTGATATCCATGACAAGGTGATATACCAGAACTTCCACTAGTTCCATTATTACCAGAAGAACCATTAAATCCAGATGTTCCAGAAGTACCACTTGTTGCACCAGTATAATTAGAAAGTGCAAAATTTTTAATTTGATCTAAATTTATTTGTTTAATATTAGATGTATATCCTTGATTTGAGGTATCTCCACTATAATCAACAGGAAATATAAGTCCTCCAGTTATATTGTTTTCAGTATCTAAATTTCTTATTCTTATTATATTTGGCATTAAAAATTTACTTATTTTTTACTATATATAAAAATAAATATGTTGTATTTATTTTCAATATATATATTTAATATATAGTATATATGATTACTAAATTTAAAATATTTGAGCAACAACAAGAGCTAAATTGGAAATTAATTTTAGATATTTCCAAAATTTGGAATGATTCATTATATGAAAATATTAATGAATTAACAAAATTTAATGAAAATTATATTAATTTTTTAAATAATCAAAAAGATTTAATAATTGAACAAACATCTCAAAATTCATGGGTTAAATTACAAGAATTAATAGAAAGAATGACTAAAAATAAAGATAAAATTGAAGAAAGTACTTCTGTTTGGGATGATATTTATGATTGGGCGGATAGCAATATGGTTGAAATTAAAACTGGAGATAAAATATCAACAGAAAATTCCGAAGGTGCAGAATTACCTTCGAATACAGAAATAAAGCCAGATTTTTAATTATGATAATAAAATTTAAATTATTTGAATCAATAAATAGACGATTAAAAATAGGTGATTTTATAACAACAGATAAAAATCATACTAATAGTTATGTGAAAGTTAAGCCATATGAAATAGGAAAGTTATATAATATTTCTGGAGGTGATCATTACTGGTTTTCATATGATGGAGGTAAAATATGTATTGATATAGAAGATATTTTATTATGGTCTGAAAATAAAGAAGAATTAGAATTGATGATAAATACTCAAAAATATAATATATGATAACAAAATTTAAATTATTTGAAAATATTAGTACATCACCAAAAATTGGAGATTATGTTATAATTAATGAAGTGGAGTTTTCATTTAGTAGTAAAGTTTTTTATGAGTTTATAAAATCAAATATTGGTAAAATTGAAAGTACTTATATATCTCACGGAGGAACTGAAAAATTTTATGTGATTAGATTTGATTTAAAAATAATACCAGATTTGATTGTAACTATGTTTAATAAAGATGGTGATAGAAGCTTTAATTTTTCAGATTTAAAATTTTGGTCTAGTAATAAAGAAGAATTAGAAATATTAATAAACTCTAAAAAATATAACATATGATATATTTAAAATATTTTGAAAGTAAAAATAGTATATGGTTAGCTATCACTTCTGATTATGAAGATGATGAATATATTTATTTTGATGCTTGGGAAACAAACAATGAAGATGAAGATGGAGAAGTTATAGCAAAAATAGATATCAATAAAGAAAAAATTATTTATATTGATGATAGGGCGAAAATTGATAATTATGCTCAGGAGGAAATAAGAAATGTGATTAATACATACTTTACACCAGAAAAAAGACTTGAAATTAGTATAAGAAAATATAATTTATAAAAATGATAACAAAATTTAAAATATTTGAATATTTTTCGAATGAAAATAATGAAAATATAAAAAAAGGAGTAGATTTTATATATAATCAACATCCTGAACTTAATGATATAGGAACAAAATTAGAGTACTCATCATATATAAATACTATTTTCCATAATAGTAAGATAAAAAAAATATTATTTCATTCATCTAAAAATGCTTTTGATGTATTTGATAAGAAATTTTTTGGAACTACAAGTGATGTTGGCGCATTTGGTAGAGGTTTTTATTTTTCAGAGTTTTTAGAATATTCAAAAGGATACGGATTAAACACAAAAGCTGTTGTTCTGAATATTGTTAATCCTATGAATATATTAAATACTCAGGAAGATGATAAATTATATTTAGGAAAATCAATAAAGGAAACATGGGGTAATGATAAAGATGGAGTTATTTTTACAGTCACAAATTGGAAAGAATTGGCAGATTCTGGAAATCATGCAAGTATTGAAGATTTTCAAGAAATTGGATTAGGAAAAGAATCTGGTGTAATGGATGCAGTTGTAGACGAAGTGGAACAAATTCATATTCTTGGAACAAATAAAGATATTGAAAAATTCAAACAATATAAAAATTCTTATAAAAACAATAAATTATAATGATAACAAAATTTAAATTATTCGAACAAACAGGAGGATTTGATTTAGGCGATACTGTTTTAATTATGTACAAAGTACCTAAAACTGATAAAAGAGAAGTGGTTCCAGTTAAAATAATAACAGAAGATGGTATTCATCGTCAATTTTCATTTGATGTTGCAAATAATCCATTTCCTCATCAAAGACCTATTCCGTTTGATAATAATATGGTCATAAATAAAACTGACTCTATCAAAGAGCCATATAAACCCGCATGGACTTCTGAGCAGCCATGCAGTACAGATTATTCACCTGCAGCTAATCCAAATCAGATTACAAATGATTTCGTTTTACCTAATTCTTAAAAAATAATAAAGTTATGTTAATAATAGAAAAAATTAAAATTAAACTAAATAATAAAAATATTAAACATTTCAAAAAATTAGGATACGATAATAAATATGGTGAAATTATAGAAATAAACTGTAATGAATTATCTGAAAATAGTAAATTTAGAGTAAATATTATTTGTGATAGATGTGGTGAAATTAAAAATATAACATATCAAGAATATTTAAATCAACGTAAAAAATTTGATTTTGATACTTGCAATAAATGTAAATTTGAAAAAAATGATATTACAAATTTGAAAAAATATGGTGTAAAAAATACATTTGGCTCAAAATATTTTATCGAAAAATCAAAAATAACAAAATTAGAAAAATACGGTGATGAGAATTACAACAATATAGAAAAAACTAAGAAAACTAATTTAATAAAATATGGAACAAAATATTCATTTTTAAATGAAGAAGTTAGAAATAAAGTATTGACTTCTCATATAAAAAGTGGATTATGGTTAAGAAAAGAAGATAGAACTGATTTTAAAAATTATTATTTAAAAGTTTACAGTGAAACATTAAAAAATAAGAAAGAATTATTAGATAATTGGAATGGTTATGATTATTATTCTAATGAATATATTTTAGATAATTTTAAATTAGACAGTAATGATAAAAAATATCCAACGATGGATCATAAAAAATCTATAAGATATGGATTTGATAATAATATATCATCTGATGAGATATCTAATATTGAAAATTTATGTATAACAACTCGTTCTAATAATTCTTCTAAAAGTAAAAAAAATGAATCTGAATTTAATATTATAC